TATTCCATCTGTAACTCTTGCTAATGATACAGGTGGTACAGATTTTGTTCTTGCTGTTGCAAAAGACAGTGGTAAATTATCAGGTATTAGAATTACTAATACTGGTCAAAATTATGACAGTGCAATTCTAACCATTGAAAGTCCACAACTTCCTGGTGGTTCCAATGCTACTGCAAGTATCGAAGTGTCTGGTGGTAAGATTTACAATGCTGAAATCTCATTAAATGGATTTGGATATACAGAGGCACCTTCAGTTGTCATCAAAGGTGTCGGTAACGGTGCTGGAGGTTGTGAAATGCAAACCTTTATTGAGATAGACACACCAGCAGTTAGAATGGGTGTAGCGGTCGATTCAGGGGATGCTACACCATCTACTACACCATCACATTTTGCCTTTGATAATCCTGTATATCTACAAAATGATACAGAGTATGCTCTGGTAGTTGAAACAGATTCTATTGATTATGAACTATGGTCTTCTAAACTTGGTGATACTGATATTGCTACAAGTACGGTCATCACAACTCAACCATCTCTAGGTTCGGTATACCGTTCCCAGAATACCGAAAGTTGGACTGAAGATATATTTGAAGATCTTAAATTTACTATGTACCGTGCTGAGTTTAATATTGCAAGATCTGCAGAACTTCTACTCAAGAATTCTAGTTTAGGTTATGAGTTGTTAAACAACAACCCATTTGAAACAAATGCTAGTGCAAATACAAATTCAACATCTAAGTTATTTAAAAATAACAACTCTATATTAAAAGTGAGTCACAGGGACAATGGTTTTGAAACAACTGGAAATTCCTATGTTTTCTATAGAACTGCTAGAGAGACATCTGGTATTACTGATAGTATTTTGAATAATACACTATTCAAAGTAACTAATTCTGGTGTTGATGTGTACAACATCACTTCTCCAGGACAAGCTGCTGGAAATGGTGTTGGTGGTGGTGATACTGTTTATTCTACTTTCAATAGAAAGTTTGAAACTCTATATCCACAAGTTTCTTATCTCTCATTTACAGGAACTACCTTATCAACAGAAGTCAAAACTACAAATGTTATACCAGTAGATTCAAGCACAACTAATTACACTTCGTATTCTCAAACGGATTACGAAAAAACTTTCTTGAATGAAGCACATTACTTTACAAATCAGAAGATGATTGCTTCTGATATTAATGAAACACTTAATAATTTGTCAGATTCATTGAGATACAAGATGACTCTATCGTCTACTGTGTCTCATTTAAGTCCAATTATTGATCTTTCTACTGCTACTGTCAAAACAGTAAGTAATAGAATTGAAAATGCTATGGGTCAGGAAGATAGATTTGGTAGAAGAGATCAAATTATCGAGTTCTATCCAGTTTATGCTTTCCGACTTTCGGGACAGGGTGGTACAGCAATTCAAGATAATCAAACTATCAAAGGTTTGACAACTAAAACTACTGGAACTATTGCAAGAGTAGATAGTGATACTGTTTATGTAAGAGTTAAGACAACACAGTTCTTCCAAAAAGGTGAAACTGTAACTCTAGGAAACCAATTATCTCTTACTAACGTAGTAGTTGATTCTACACCTTCACAAGTATTAACATCTATTAATGATGCTGCAACAATTGTTGCACGTAATCCAAATATTATGTTGGAAACATATGATAACCTTATCACAGGTAAGGCAACTATATGGAATAGTGAAACACAGAAATTAACTTTAAGAGTTGATGTTCATCCTATTAATGACGATTTTACTGGTAAGATTGTTGATAATGTTTTCTATAATAGAAATGCTGTTACAGCAGATCAACTAGCAGATATATTTCGTGTAGGTGATTTTGTTAAGTATCCAAATCAACCAGATGAAGAAAATGCATATCTTGAGGTTGGAAAAGTAACATACACAAATGGTTTGGACTTTGTTGCTGAAGATACATCCAAGAATGGTTCTTCATCTGCCAAGTATGTAACCAAAGAAGTTTCTATTAGTAATCCAGCAACTGCAATTAACGTTCATCTCTTAGCAAATGTTAAGGACATTTCTAATATTGAAGTGTTCTATAAGTTCAAGAGAGCATCTAGTCAAGAAAACTTTGAAGATATCGATTGGGTATACTTCAATGAGAAAGGAGAACCAGATGTATTTGAAATTGCAACCAGTGAAAATACCATTTCTGGTATTGTAGAGAAACAAACTGCATATCAAGATCTTGAATATACTGTAGAAAATCTACCAGAATATTCATCTTTCGCAATCAAAATTGTAATGAAAGGAGTAGATCCCGCATATGTACCTAAGATCCAAGATATTAGAGCAGTAGCAGCATTCTAGCCTCCGCGTATGGACTATATTAAAGTTGAAGGTCACGATGGTCTTATAAGAGACCAAAACACTGGTGCCATCATTAATTTGAATGATTCGGCAATAGCTGCAAGACGTAAGTCAAAACAGCTAGGTTCCGCGTTAGACGACATAAATATGTTGAAGAATGAAGTTTCTGAAATTAAATCACTACTTAGAGAGTTAGTAAAAAATGCCAGCAATTCAAGTCGCTAGAACCGATACCTTTGAAGGTCAAAGGGTAAAAATTAATGAGATTGCGCAAGCAATTTTTAATGTTACAGCAGGTGGTAGTGATCTATCTACTGGTATTTTAAAATTAGGTGATGGAACAAAACCAGCACCAGCGTTAGCGTTTAATAATGAACCTTCTTTGGGTCTATACAGACCATCTTCAAATACTATTGGATTTGTTTCAGGAAGTAAAAATATTTTAGATATTGAGGAAAGTCAATTCCTCTTATACAAAGATCAAACTATTAGAAAGAGATCTATCCCAACTGGTGGTGGAATTGATCTAACTCGTGGTTCTGGATATGAATTTGGAACATTTGTAGGTGTCCCTCTATTAGGTGGATCTGGTTCTAATGGTGAAGGTACATTTGAAGTAGCTTATTTCAGAGGTACACCAGGAACTGGTGCTGGTTATAATGCAGGAACATTTACAGGTGTTGGTTTACAAGGTGGTAGTGGAACAGATGCAGCGGTAGATTTTACTGTTTCTGGATTAGAAGTTCTTGTCAGTGATGGTGGTACTGGATATGCAGATGGATTCTATTCTGGTGTTGCAATAACAAATGTAAGTGGATCTGGTAATGGTTCTGGTGCTACTGCAATTGTTGAAGTTGTTGGAACAATTGTTACTAACGTTGCAATTGCAACTAATGGTAATAACCAGTACGAAGATGGAGATATTTTAACAGTAGCAGATGCACTGCTTGGTGGCGGTGGTGGTAGTGGACTTGAGATCGAAGTTACTGCAAATGCTGGTATATTAACATTCACTAATATCACAAAAGGACCAGGGTATACCGCAGGTAATGTTTTAACACTACCAGTAACACAAACTGTCAATAATGTTAATCTTCCAGGTACACATATTACATCTGGTTCTACCCTAACTGCTGGAAGCACAACAGTAACATTACCATCAGCAACTAATGCAGTCATTCCTGGAATGATTCTTGCTGTTGATCAGGGTGGATCTGTTGGAGAATTCGCACCTGGATCTACTGTTACTGTTGTTAGTATTACAAGTAGCACTGAAATTGAAGTAGATACAGCAGCGCAGACATCTGGTGCTGCAGATATTACATTTTCTAGTGCTGACCCAACTACTCTTACTATTCCTGGTGGTACAGCAAACTTAGTTGCTGGAATGGTCGTTACAGGATCAAATACTACTGTAGCTGATGGTATTGCAATTGCTGCTGTTCCAAATGCTACTCAAGTTACACTAGCTTCTGCACCAACAGCTTCTTTCTATCAAGCAAACTTAACATTCACTCCTAGTTGGGGTATTGGTACAACAGCATTTACTTATACTGTTGATGTTATTGGAGCAGTAGAAAGTTTATCAATTACAGATGGTGGTACTGGTTATGTAATTGGTGATGTACTTACTGTAAATCCATCAGATCTAATCAAACCAATTGAGTATGCAATCAAATCTGAGGGTCTTCAAAAATTAACATTTACAGGAACTGTTTCGTCTTCTGTGTTTACTGTTGGTGATGATTGGGAAATTGATGGTGGTGGAGAAGGTGGTATAGCATATGAAGTAGCTTATGTTAAATCTACTGCTGGTAATGTTGATTATGTTTTACTGAAAGATTCATCCTTCTCTGATGCAGATGATATTAGAAAGGTTGGAACTACTACCACATATACTATTAATGTTGCTAGACCACCTAGTGGAAAGTATTACATAGAAAACGTTAGTGGTACTTTTAATTTACATCCAGATTTTACTTTCTACGTTGGAGAAAGATATAGATTTAATCTTGATGCTTCAATGACCAGTCACAACTTGAAGTTCAGTGCATTCGCTGATGGTATTCATAATGCTATTGGACCTTTTACAACTACCGTTGCTGCTGGAACTGATACTTTTACTGTGACCAGCACTACTGGTATTCAAGTAGGAATGAAAGTAGAGGAGACAGGAAATGATCCTGGTCAATTGGGAGAAGACACTCTAGTAACAGAAATTGTTGATGGTACTACGGTTCGTGTATCACCTGCTCCAACTGCAACTGGATCAATTAGTGTTTCTTTTTCTGGAGTAGAATATACCGATGGTGTTACTGTAACTGCTTCATATATTGAAGTTAAAATTACAGGAAATACACCATCTACACTGTATTATTATTGTGCTAACCATCCTAACATGGCTGGTGAGGATGGTGATGAAGCAGTCATTACAGTTGATGCTAATAATCCACGAGTATTTGGTAGTGGATTCCAAGGAGAACTTACAAATGTTACAGTTTCAGATGTAATTGAATTTGATGTTGAAACTGGAAAAATTGATTGTTTGAATATTGAATCACCAACTGGACAATTTAATAATTGTAATGTACCAACTTCTTTAAGTGCTCCAAATATTACTAGT